GTCGCCCTTCATTTCGGCAACATCCTTCTCCAGACGCTCTACCTGCACTTCCATTCTCGCAACCGAAACTTCAACTTTGTCCATACTCACCGAAACCTCGCCGTTTTTGCGGCTATCTTTTTGGGTTGCGGGACAAACTGCTTGCCCTTCTTTGTGCCTTCACGCTTTGCCTTGGTTGTGGCGGCGTATTCTTTCGAGGTGAGAGATTCGCGGGCCTTCTTTGGGAGATAGCGTTCGCCTGTCTTTCCGGATGGCTTCCCGCTTTTTGTGCCCCAATCTTCCTTGGACCATTTGCTCATGGACTTCTGGGCGGAAGTTTTTTCGCCAGAATATCCACCACCTTTGCTTTTGTAGATCTTTCCAGCAAGCTGCATGGCTCGGGCGGAGTGTTTACCGCCCATCTTTGCCTTAGCCTCAGCCTTAGCCCTCGACCACAATGCTTCGTTGGTGCGTCCCATCTAACAATTCCACGCCCGGAGGGATTTATTGATGCGGCTGTTGGGATCTTTGGCAGTTTTAGAAGAGGTGAGCTTCTTCTTCATCCCGCTCATCCGGGCGCAGAATGACTTCTTGCGGGCACCACCTTCAGGCTGCGGAGGCTTGAGGTTCATACCCTGCTTCTTTGCGGAGGCACGACCCTTAGCGTTTAAACCACCTTTGGGGTTCTTACCTTCCTTGCGAGTCCAAGCAGGGGATTTGGCCATTATGCACCATCGTTTTTGATGTAGATGCCTTCAAACTCAGCGGATACACTTGCAGATCCGGATGAAGTTACCGCCCTAACCTCAATGTCTGTCTTTTCCGGGAAGCGAAGAGGTGTGTGAAGATCCAGAACAAAAGATCCATTTGCGGCAACTCTGGTCGAGCTTTGCTGGCGGAAAACACCACCGAGCGACCTTTGGTTAAGCTGGAAGTTGGTAAATGCGTTTGCTGTGGTACCACCAGAAGAATAAAACACGCCCGTAAGATAGAGCGTGTAACCAGCGGGGACGGTCCACAGAGCCATCTGGGTTTGGTTTGCGCCAATACCAATAATCCCGTAAATGTTTGCGGGGACACCAGAAGTTACCGTGCCAGTACCTGCGTAAATAGTTCCAGCGGCAGTCGCGCCGCTACCAGCAGTCACGACATAAATGCGGAAAACACGCAGGTAGCTTTTTGTTGTGTTGACTTCTGTCTGGCCGTTCAGCGTTACGACTTCATTGATTTCGTTGTAGCTGTCGTCAAGGCCAGAAATGTAAACTGTCCTTGCACCAGTTCCAGCAGAAGTGTCATTGGCGCTGCTGCTAGAAATTTTTAAGATAGTAGCGGCATCAAGGTAAGCATAAGTGCCGCCCTGCGCCCACACTGTCTCAACAGATGAGCCAACGTCTGCATTGATACCAAATTTAAAAAGAGCGTTGTGCCAAGCGATCTGACCGCGAGCAACCTGAATCTCAAATGGCTCGTATTTGCCGCGTTGTGATACTGAAGCAATTTCAGCCATTTAAGTCTCCAATTTTGTGATCGTATGCGCCGTCCCAACGCCATTATCTGGCGTCAGGGGGCACATGTGTGGTTGGTCAGGTAAAGTTTTCATTAATCAAAAGGCCGGATTACGGCACAGCAGCACTGGAAGGCGCGGCAGAAGCCCCGCCGATTAAGTGGCCTGAATCACGCCGCGTGTATCAACGCGAAGCCAAGCGGAGCCGTTGGAGAAGGCAATGATGGGAGCGCCGTTCGCGCCGTTGTCCACATAAATCTGACCGCCCTCGCTGAGAGTCGCGTCAGGAACAGTAGCCACTGTGAAGGTGCTAGAAACCTTTACGGGGCCGGAAAAGCTGGTATTCGCCATTGTATTATCCTTGCAGGATTATAGCCAGTCAGTCTCTGCAAGCGTCTGCCGGGACAGTCTGAAAGGCCGGGTTGCCCGGTGCCCAAGTGTTGGGGGTACTTGAATTTTAACACAAATAAAAAGGCCCCCGAAGGGGCCTTTTCTTAAGTTGTAGTGGGCGATTAAGCGCCGGGGGAGCCCCAGATGCCGAGCGGATCGGACACGCCGTAAGAGTAGCGCTCTCGGGCCTTATACCGCACGTTGCCTGTGTCGAAGTCGCCATCCATAGATGTAGACATCGGTGTACGAACGAAGTGCTTCATGCCGTTCGGAACGTCCGTGCAGAGGTAGTAGGAGTCGGTGTCTGTAAGGTAGTGGTTTACAGAGTAACCTTCCGGGATCGTACCGTTGGTCTTGATCGCGTTGATGTCGTTATCGGCAGTTGCTGTGCGGAGTTCAGTCTCCAGCAGGCGCGTAGCCACGAACATCAGGTTCGGGGGAACGATCAGCTTACGCGGGCGAGCCGCGATGAGCAGACCGCGCTCGTCCTTCCAGCCAGCAATCTGAATCACAGCGGCCTCAAGCGAGGTTTCGTTCAGGTCGGCGGGGGTGGACTGCGTGTTGTTGTTTGTGGCACCAGACACCAGAGGGTGAGCGGTGTTAAACAACGTAACGCCGTCACCCGACACAAACGAACCACCAGAGAAGCCGTTGTTCAGCGGGAAAGCCGCCTTAACCTGCTTCGTGTAGGCCATCGAACGGGCGAGAGCCTTGGTGTAACGCGAGGAGAGCGAATCGTAGAGGTTATCTTCCATCGCCTCTTCGGTGATGGAGAAGCCCATAGCGATTGTTTCGTGGTTGTAACGGGCGGTCCAGACTTCCTGCGCGTTATCGTAGGAGATGGCAGAGCCTTCGGCCTTGACCGGGGCAGTGCCGAAGCCCGAAAGCTTCAGTTCCTCTTCAAACGAACGCTCGGAGGTCTCTGTTTCGTAGATCGCCTCGTCTTCGTTTTCGTACTTCTTATACTCAAGACCGAACAGGGCGTTTAGACCCGGAAGCAGTTCCTTGAGAAGTTGTGCGCGTGAAATAGCCATTTTCTATATTCTCCTATTACACGCCAGTCGGGTTCATGTAGGAATGGCCACGGGCCATCACAACAGTCGCGTTCTGAGCGTTGGTATCGCCTGCTGTGTAAACAGCGGCGGGCATGTTCCACTTGACCAGAAGATCGGTGAAAGCATCACCAACCGCAGACTCAGGACCGTCAACAAAGCCAACGATGCGAAGGGGCAGCGTTGCCGTTACGGCGGCGGAAGCAACATCAGCAGATGTTTCCGAGTTGCCAGTGTTCGTGTCACCGGAGAACGTGCTGAAGCCGATATTAAGGCCAAGCGATGCCTGTGCAACAGTATCGTCGGCCTGAATCTGCATCACCACATCCGGATCATCCACCACATACGCAAAAGCGTCAGTGGCGACCGTACCAGTGGGCCAACTCTGCCTGAAGATCTTATACTTCAGATTCGGGTCCGTGAAGGTGCAACCAACAAAAACACCAACAACGCCAGTCGTGGCAATGGTGGTGGTGCCAGTTTCTGCAACAACAACGCCAGAAGCGTTGATGGCAACAGGCTGGCCGTAGAAGATATTCGCGGCATACGCATTTGCAATCTTGATCAGACGGGTGGAGCCAGCATAGGGCTGACCGCCGATAAGATTAACAGGGCGCAGGCCATAGGGGGCTGCTGTAGAAGCCATGTTTTTTTACCTTGTTTAAAGCCGGGTTAACCCCGGCCCTTGCCAAATGTTACCCGCGTTGTGATCTCCGGCTTGGAGAGCGGCATACGCGGATCGTTTTCACGCATGAAGTTGTTTTCCACGGAGACCATCTGATTCTGGGCAGTCTGACGGTAGTAGGCGTCACGCTCAGTCATTGTTTCTTCCGGGGCCTTGCAGAGAAGAAGGCCACCAACCTCAATATTTTCCTTGAAATCCGAATTACGGTCACGCAACACAGTTATTTCAGGATGTTCCTCTGCCTTTACAGGCTCCCATCCCTGACGAAACTTGGACGAAACATTCGTGTTGTCCGAGCTATTCAGAGTGGAGGTGCGGACCCAGCGATAACGCCAGCCATCCTTCTTATCTGGTTCGGGAAGAACCGTGGGCGGAGCCCAAGACTTCTTGCGCGAAGTAGCTTCGCGATTATCGCTTTCGCGAGGTGTGCGCTTATCCATTCATGGACCTCAATTTTTCAGCAGCGTACTGCTCGATTGTCAATCCGAGGCGCTTAGCGATAGCAACTTCGGATGCCGATAGCTGGATTTTGCGTGGTGGGGTCGAATTTCTTTTTACTGGAGCGACCACTACACTCTTGTTCTGCTGAGTCGGCTTGCTATCGGCGTAATCCTCATCAGCAGCAATATGCGGGTAGCGCTTACGCACTTCCCTGTCGAGCGCATTCCAGTAATCTTCGGTACTGGGATCTATACGCTCAAAAACTACAAGTCGGTCATGGATGTGCCGCGCGTAATCGGTCATCTCGCGGTCACGACCAAACCAAGTGTTTTTCTTTGCCCATGCTACCGTCCGGGCATCCGGCTGCGGCGGCGGGGTTTGGGGCTGATACTGAGGTTCGGGTTCGAATTCCTCAATCTCAACAGGGCGGAAGCCCCTTACCTTGTCTGCCTCAATCGAGAGGCGCGCAAGATCCTTATGTGCATCAACCTGCTTATCGATATCCCCGAGTTCCATAGCCTCCCTGAGACGCCGCTTGGCAACCTCAAGTTCGCTCTCAACCCGGGTCTGCATCTGATCAGCGATAATCGACTGACCGGAATGCAGAGCCTTCTTCAGGTTGGCATTTTCAGCCATAACCTGCTTTGCATAGCCCGCAAGCGCAGACTGCTGGCGCTCAAGCTCCTCTTTCGCACGGCGTTCTTCGTGGTACTCGTACTTGAGCTTGCTTATGCGCTTCTTGACCTTATCGCTGTACTGAGATACCTCGTCTTCCTCTGGAAGATCGGGCTCACCAGCACGGCGGGGCCTATTTTTATCTTCAGGCGGAGTATCGTCTACGATCTCTACCTGAAGATCGGTTTCCGTGTCCGCAATCTTGTCGGACTCCGGGCCAACCGCTTCATTATCCATGTCGCTCATGCCCGCTCAATCCCTTCCGGATCGTTAAGGGTCGCCT